CAAAGTAACACAATCCGGATGTTCTTGTTTCCAATTAGATAGTTGCTGTAAGTTCTTATTCGCCACTTGGTTTACCACTTTACGAAACTTGCTCTTATTATCATCTTCTTTATTCCATACATTGTCATCTTTGATATACAATGTTTCTCTTTTTGCATCCGTGCAATGCATTGGACGCTTTGTAGTATCCACACTATTCAATCGATTCACTATGATTTGAGTGATTCCTTCGATGAATCCGACTTTCCCTGTGTTCTCGAAATCTTGAGTGGTTAATTGAAGAGAATTTACAAAATCTTGTATATTCATAGCATCCTTACACGTTTCATTAAGAAAGAATTGTAGATTGAATTGAGTATTATTACAATTGGTATTATTATTATTATTGTTGGTAACGGATTGATTTTTAGCTAATTCCATAATTTGTTTACTATGTTCTTTACTTTGTTCAATTAAAACAGTTTGTAGTTCTTTGTTTTGTTTTATTAAATCTAAAACTAAATCAATATTGACTTCGGGTGTTTTGATATCAGGTTCTCGAAATTCATTTATGAATTCTGTTTTATTTTCGAGAACTTGACAAAGTTTTTTATGTTTATATAATCCACTTCTATTTAAATATTCTTTATTACAATTATCACAGCAATATGTATTCGGTTTATTCGTATCTTTATTCATATGTTGTAAATGTTTTAATGTATTATTATGTTTTTCAAAAAGACTCTTCTTTAATGTAGTAAAATTACATTCAATACAATGATAACTTTCTAGTGGAATAGTTAGAATTTTTTCGGTTTCCAAATGATTCCGTTGATGTTTTGCTGTTAGTAAATGTGTATCATAGTCTTGTTTTCGTGATGAAATAACATCACAAATTTCGCATACGAAAAATTTAGATTTTTTTAGAATTTTTTTTGATTCCAATGATTCCATTTTCCCTAAATTATGGAATCAAAAAAAATTCTAACTTTTTCCGCAACATTTCTTATAAAAAAATTATGCAAACAACATTTTCAATCATTTTATCGATTTTAGAGCATTATGCTCTAAAGTGGTTTTTTGCATTTTTTTCCTTTTTTTCTCAGAGGGATTTTCCAAAAAAGGACATTTATAAATGTCCTTTTTTTCATGACCCCCCTGACTTTTTTTTGGGATTTTTTTTTTGGTTATGATAGCACTTTTATTAACAAAAGGAATCAATATTTATCTACTATAAAGTAGTAGGGTGTATAATTTCATATAAAAGTATTTATAATTTGGATAGATAATTCGGTGTTTTTTGTGTATAATTTGTGAGAATATCTTGTGTAAAGTATTGTAAAAAGAGGAGTTTGTCATTATCATTCAAAATACTTAACACCATGAGCATAGTATCAAACGCAGTTTTATAATCATTATTCGCGATGGCTTTATCGATGATATCTTTCGATAAGGAAATGAATGGAGGTAAATCATAATTACGTGAAGAGTTCATTATAGATAGTTATCGATAATGAATAAAACGTCAGACGGTAAAATAGGATTATCAGTAACAATATCTTCTAATGTTTCGACACTAGTTATCCAGTGATACGGTATGCTAACCAATGTTTTTGGATTTTTTTCTTCTTCACTTGAGTTAATAATCAATGTTTTATTGAGTATAGAAACAAAATTTGCTCTAAATAATACTTCGGTTGGATGATAAGGGGCTTTCCAATGAAATAAATAGCGTTGTCCAGTACGTAACATAATTTTGAATAATATACAAACGATAATACCATTTTCAATTTTATAATAATAATAATGCTAATATTTTTCCCAACAAAAAATATTAGAAAGAGCCCCCGATGAGAATTGAACTCACGACCTCCAGTTTACAAGACTGGTGCTCTACCACTAAGCTACAGGGGCATAACTAGCGAAACAACCCCAGTTTCACAATATATAGGTATATATTTCTTTATACCGATTCCCGATAAAAAGGTTTATTTTTTATCAGATTTCATTTTCAAAGCGAGAACATCGGTATATTTGTTATTCATAAGTTCCAATAAGGTAGCAGCGGTTAAAATATTATCGCGTTTCAAAATCTCGGCACCTTCTAAAATGAGGTCTTTGGAATTACTGAGTAAAAATTCGGCATAATCATAGGCATCATTAAGGAGACTATCAACTTCATTATCGATGATTTCTTTATATTTTTCCGAGTTACTAGGATAAATAAGTTTTTCACCCATACCATAATAAGTGATGAGACGTTGTGATAGTTTAAGAGCTTCTTCGAAGTCATTAATAGCACCAGTAGATACCGAAATTTTACCATAAATGACTTCTTCGGCGATTCTACCACCAAGAAGAATCATCAAATGTTCAAAGAGGGCTTCCCGAGTAAGGATAGAAGAAGAAGAACTTTCGAAAATGGTATACGCGGGTGTTTTGGGAGCAGAAAGATTAATCATCACTTTGGTCATTTTAGCGTGATGGGTGGATAAGAGACCAACGACAGCGTGTCCGAGTTCGTGAACGGCGATTTGGTCGATAATATCACTGGTAAAAGCGTGTTCATTGGGTTGCCATCCGACCATCATTTTATTCAAAACAGTATCAATATCGAGAGTAGAAATGGATTCACGATTATGTCGTAAGGCATTTAACATTGCTTCATTTAAGAGGTTCTCGATTTCAGCACCAGATAAGCCATTGGTTTGTTCGATGAGGTCATTTATTTTGACATTTTTATGGAGGGGTTTTCCGGAAAGATGGATATTGAGGATGGCTTTACGAGTTTTTTCATCAGGATTACCGATATAGATACGTTTATCGATACGACCGGGACGAACGAGAGCGGGATCTAACATATCGGCGCGATTTGTAGCACCGATAAGGAAAACACCAGTGGAATTTTTGAAACCATCGAGAGAAACAAGGAGTTCATTGAGGGTACTATCGCGTTCGTTACTGGAAGATTCACCGTCACTGGTACGTTTTTTACCGATAGCATCGATTTCGTCGATAAAGATGATACAAGGGACATTTTCTTTGGCGAGTTTGAAAAGTTCTCGAACTTTCATAGAACCGACACCTACATATTTTTCTTGGAATTCAGCACCAGATACAGCGATAAAATTAATATTGGCTTCACCAGCAAGAGCTTTTGCGAAAAGAGTTTTTCCGTTACCCGGAGAACCTTCAAAAATGAGTCCTTTTGGTATACGAACATTATATTTGGTATATTTGGTATAATTGGAAAGAATATCAACGACTTGGTCAAGTTCTCGTTTAATATTATCATAACCACCGATATCCGTAAAATTATAGGGAGATTTAGTGATGACTTCGAAATTATCGGATTTTTTATTTTTATTATTATTACGTCTTTTTCTATAATCATTATCATTATCGTCGTTGGATGGTTCACTGAAATTTATACCGATACCACTACCATCACTACTGAGAATGATACGGATACCACCAGCACTTCCTTCATTATTACTACTGTTTCTATTCAACATATTATATAATTCGGCGATTTCGTCATAATCATCATCTTGTTGTTGGTTATCATATTCATCGTCGTCATCAAAGTTACCTCTAAGAATTTCATCGGTTTGTTCTGTTACGTTTTTAGAGTTAAGACGTCTTAAATAATTTTCTCGGTAATAAGGTCTAGAGATGGGATATTTACGACGAGCATTTAATTGAATGATTTGCTTATTATGTTGATGAGTGTTGAAAATAAATCCATTGACAGAGAGACAAAGAAATAATAAACTAAATAAATATTTCATTATATAATTATATGATAATTTTTTATTCACTTTATGGTAAATATAATATTTTGGAAAATATTATATTTGGAAAAATCTAACAATAATCGAATTTGGCGAGTTTTGTTTTGAGTTTGGTGGAGGCAGATTTGAGAACATTGGTCGTATGAATCAGTTCCGTACTCGCTTGACTGATGAATTTAATATCAGGGTCGTGTTCTAAAGTAACACTGATACCTTGCTCACAAAGAACATTCCAGGTATCAATCGTTTCGATGGCTTTATCGATGACATTTTTTTCAGCATTGGATAATTCACAGTTAGCGGGAGCATTGAAGCTACCATCCACAAAATGATTAATATATTGCATAGCACAATTGATTTCGTCCATAACACCTTCGATGACTACTTTGGTATCGTGGGCAGATTTTGGCATTTGAACAGTGGTAGTGGCGAGAATGGTTTCTTTGAATTTGGAGAAGATTTTGGATAAATTGACGATTTTACCGAGAGCAGTGGCGATAGAAGTTAAGAAAGTATAATCATTGATGATATTGACATTTTGTAATTTCATAATGAACCCATTGAAAATGTTGGTTAATTCTTCGGCTGCTTTACCGAATTCATTGAAGCCTTCGATGTCGATATCGAGTTCCATTTGTTTGGATTCGGTGGCGATTTTAGCAGCGGCATTGAATAAATTGGTATAATCATCGATGGAGCCTTTACCATGAAAATCTTCACATTTGATTTCACTTGCGTATAATTTGATTTGGTCAAGAATAAGTTTATTTGGACTATTATTGAGCTCATCATCATATGTAGTGACGACTTGTACAAATTCTTCAGTGATTTGAGGGTCGAAACTGGCGTCAGTGGTATGGAAGGTAGCGACAGTGACATTGGAGCCATCGGATGTAAAACCTTGTTGATATACAATATGGTAACCACTACCATCGATAACCGAATTTAATGAGAAATCGGTGATGGTAGGTATAACGATAGCACCAGAACAATCGACATCGAAGGTACCACCGGATAAGTCAATTTCGTCTTGTCTATTGAAGGAAACATCGATAGTTCTATAAGAAATATCGAAAATATGGTGTGAAGGGTCGAAATGGAAAGTGGGTACGGAAGTAGGGGTGGAAGTGGGAGGTGAAGAAGATGTGGGAGTAGATGGAGGTGAATATGTGTTGCCGTTGTTACCGTTGTTGCCGTTGTTACCGTTGTTGCCGTTGTTACCGTTGTTGCCGTTGTTACCGTTGTTGCCGTTGTTACCGTGGTTACCAGAACTGTCAGAGGAAGGAGAGGAAGGACGGTTAGATGTGCTCATCTATATTATTATCAAATAAAACAAAATATGCAAAAAATATACGGCATACATCTCTAAACAGAAAGCATATATGATAAGGGGGTATACAAATGTAATTTATAAATTACATTTGTAGTTTATTTTTTTTATAAAGAAACAAGAAAATACATATGTAAATCTCCACGCTTGTATAATCTTTGAAAACAAAAGGTTTGAAATAAAAGGTTTGAAATAAAAGGTTTGAAATAAAAGGTTTGAAATAAAAGGTTTGAAATAAAAGGTTTGAAATAAAAGGTTTGAAATAAAAGGTTTTTATATATTATTGACAGTATTAGTAATATTTACTAAGACATTTTTACGAGCACACCCGCGTTTATGTGCAGCCAACGCTTTCAAATTATTGGCGTTAAAACATTTACATAGGTCGCATTTGAATCCTTGTTTTACGACTTGATTCGTATATTTGGTCGAAAGGTATTTATCAAGACAAGGAAAACGAAGTTCATCTATTTGACTGAGAACTTTTTTCTGACAATCTTTATAAACATTAATTACTGCTTCTTTTTGAGTAATAAACAATTGATATTCTTTATTGATATCATCAAGTAAAGATTTCGGTATAGTATTATCATCATTTGTATTATTGAGTTCTTTCAGTTTTAAAGAAAGGCTATCGATGATATCGATGGCGGTTTTAATTTTTTCGCTACAATAATCGACATTATGTAAATAGACAACTATATTACCGCGGAGATAATCAATATGATAATTCGGTTTAATAGAAATTCCGCTTTTTTGTGACAGATATATTCCGTGACAATTGCGTTCTTCGATTAATTTGACAAAACTACCGATATCATCAGATTGAATATTATACTCTATATCTTTGTTCTCGATTAGTATTTTGGGTTTCATATATCGTTTTAACGAATAGATGTGAGAATCATCGAATTCTTTAAGTTTGAGGACTTCGGAGGTATTATATAATTTATTTAATAATGATGCGAGATAATCCGCAGAACTATTCGGTTGAATTGGAATATTTTTATTGGATTTAATAAGCATATTACCAATTTCGTCGATAATTTTGGATTGTTGTAACTGTATTACATTGACATTTTCTTTATTAATGTCACATACAACTTCTTTCAAAGATGAAACAGAATTCTTGATATCGTTGATTTTGGAAGAATTATCATTGATATTGGATAGAATTTGAGCATTAATCGTTGTAGTAATATTAGAGTCTACATTAGATATAAGCTTTTCAAATAAATCGATGAATAATAAATTCACAGTCTCAAAATTAATAGATGGGTTCAGTTTATAGAAGGAGCAAATGCGAGGGTTATTTGTTTCCATAACCATAGACATTATATAAGTATATAGTATATATTTATATAATTATAATAAAACAAACGAAAAATAATATAAAGACCCCGGGGGGGGATTAGTGGGATTATAAATAATATGGATAATATCCGTGATAAGGATAATTATAATAAGGATAACCGTAGTAATTATAGTATGGATAATTATTATAGTATGGATAATTATTATAGTATGGATAACCACGAGGAGAACCTGGAGGATTTAATGGAGGTTTTGGAGGAGGTTTAATAGCACGACTATTACAATCTTCGGCCATATTTTGGGCATATATCATATTATTTTTAATAGCGAGGTCATTTAATTCATTGTATTCATTTAATTGTCCAGAAAGTTTGTAATCGGATTGTAAAATAGGATAAGTAAAATTGGGGTTATAAAGACCCCAATAAGGATAAGGGCCAATGAATGCCATTATTATATATTAGAATCATATAATCTGAAATACCAAAAAAATATGCCTAAAAAGTACAGCATATAAGCAGTAGAATTACAACTGTATTACAAAGAATACAAATGTAAATTAAGTTGGTAAAATTTGAGAGTGATTATTGATGATTTTATTTCGAATAATATAGATACAGGATATGGTCAATAGGGTGATTTCAGTAGAACTTCTAAGAATCATAGGGGTATCATTCGATCGAATAGAATAATAAATCCACATACTGGAGGAGAAGATACTTAGAATACAGAAAAGTAGTGATAAACTATTGGTGCTTTTGTTTTTGTATATGGCGAACATAAAGATGAATCTACCGACCACGGAAATAGAGGTGGCGGTATAAGGTATAATTTTTAGGTCTTGGTTATTCATATAGTTATTATAACTATATAAATTAATCTTTATTATGGTGTTCTCCAAAATGATTATAAGGAGGTTCATACCCGATATATTGATGGAAAGGAAAATTATGGGTACCTTTTATCATACCAGAACAATCTCTTATCATGGGTTGAGGTGGAGGAGGTACTTGAAAGGTGGGTTTTACTGCGGGAGGTTGAGTCGAAGGAGGGATTTGATGCGTTGGAGGTAACATAGTAGAAGGAAATTCTCTATGTATAGGGTGAGGTGGAAGCACGGGGTAAGGAGGCATCGCAAAATCCCGATTCATAAACTCGTGATAGGGAAAATGAGCAAAACCTTTAGGTACCGGAGGCATAGGGTTAGGTGGTAAGAGAGGAGGAGAATTCGGAATTTTATGTTTTTCTGGTTCTACATTTTTAGAACGATTCATATCATCGGCATCGTTATCACCTTCACTGTCGCTATCGCTATCGCTATCATTAACAGTATGTATTTTACATTGATATAATAAGTTATGGTATTGTTGTAAAAGTTCGTAGTATTTTGCTTTCCAGTAGAAGGAAGTATAGGTGAGCCCATTTAAATAGGTGTTCATATTGTTGTTACCACTGTGATTGTTATGATGACCAGTAGATTCGCTCATATATTTTAATATATATAATAAAAAATAAGAAAATTTCGATTATCCTAAATATTTTCGCAGATAAACCAAATATGCAGTGGGTATTTTATATAATTATTACAATTATAATTACAGAGTCACAATAGTAATTTCTGGTCACAATTTGTGTTTTGTAATTACAATATTACTACAGCATAAATGCATTTATAATTTAGAGTATTTTTTTGGTAAAATAAAATCTATATGCATAGTATATAATAGATAATGTCTATTCCACAGCCTTCTTATCCTCCAGGATACAACCCTTATTCTCTTGACCCAAGTCAAATCCTTTCAGCAATGCAAAACAATGCTCTAACCACTAACATCTATGATAGTACAAATCGTACAATTGGTGTAGTAAATGATACACAAAGATTATTAACACAAGAAATAGCAGGTGTGAATAAAAACATCTATGATACTATTGCTGCAAATGGTATCGCCATTGAACGAACATCAGCCAATGGTATGGCGACAACTGAGCGTGTAAATGCTCAATTAGCCACCGCCGTTGAACGTAATGGTGCGAATGGTATGAATACCACCGAACGTACAGCTGGACAAGTAGCTTCCGCAGTTGAACGCAATGGTGGAACCATAATGACTGCTATCGAAAGAGTTGCAGGTGAAGGTCGTCTAACAACCACTGTCACTGATGCAGCATCAAGACAAGCATCCAATGATTCTGCCCGTGATATTCTAAGAGCCGTTGATAGAGTTGGTTCCGACGCTGTCGGAACCACCAAAGAAGGTTTTTCAAGTGTATTACAATCAGTTGAACGTAATGCAGGTGAAAATCGTGCTACTACTCTTGCAGTTAATGGACAACTAGCTCAAACATTAACCGATGTTCGTCATTCCATATTATCTGATGTCAATCGTGCAGCAGGTGAAGTATTATCATCGAATCAACAAAACCTAAATGTATTGACCAAACACGTTACCGATGGTGCTTGGGAAAATCGTTCAGCATTGGCGAATGGTTTCCAAAATATTTCCGAAGAACATTTGAAAACCAAATACGACTTAGCTCACCAAGCCGGACAACAATACGCATCATTACTATTAGAAAACCAAAAATCGGACGCATTAATCACCAAACAACAAGATAATCAATTTGCTGCTATGATTAGTAAAACCGACCATCATTTTTCAACATTATTATTGGAACAACAAAAAGTAAAGGAATGCTTGGCTTCCCAAGCGGCACAAAACTTTGCAATTAACCAATTGGAACAACAAAAAATCCGTGAAAGTTTATCATTACAACTACAAGAAGCCAAATACGAGGCTCTTAAACATAAGAATGATTTATCCAAAGAAATGGGTGATTGTTGCTGTGAAATTAAACAAAAAGTCGATCAACGTAGTCAAGATATTATTAACACAGTTGATACACTTGATAGAAACAGATTACGTGATGAAATCAATACCACCAATAACGAAAAGAATTTATTGAAATTTATGGAATTCGGTCCTTGGGGTAACTTAGGTGGCGGAGTAGGTCCAGGATTTGGTGGTTATGGTGGATATGGTGGAAGAGGACGTGGTTCAAGAGATAGACGTTGAAGTCACGGAGGGGAATCAGAAAATTCACAAGAACACATAGATTCACATCCAATAAATAGAACTCGTTCTAGAAGCCGTTCTTCATCGTCTAGTTCTTCGTCATCAAGCTCATCATCGTCCAGTTCATCATCAAGCTCATCCTCAAGTAGTTCTTCATCAGAATGCTCACGAGAACGAACACACAGAAGAAAAATAATATATTTACCTGGACCGATGGGACCACCTGGTCCTACCGGCGATAAAGGACCAACGGGAGATGCAGGACCAACTGGAAACGGAGGACCTACCGGAAATACTGGGCCAACAGGAGATGCTGGGCCAACGGGAAATGCAGGGCCAACGGGAAATGCAGGGCCAACGGGAAATGCAGGACCAACGGGAAATGCAGGACCAACGGGTGATGCAGGACCAACTGGAAACGGAGGACCTACCGGAAATACTGGGCCAACAGGAAATACTGGGCCAACAGGAGATGCTGGGCCAACGGGAAATGCAGGACCAACGGGAAATGCAGGGCCAACTGGAAACGCAGGTCCAACGGGTGATGCTGGGCCAACTGGAAACGCAGGTCCAACGGGTGATGCAGGTCCAACGGGTGATGCAGGTCCAACTGGAAACGCAGGTCCAACGGGTGATGCAGGTCCAACTGGAGATGCAGGACCAACAGGAAATGCAGGACCAACAGGAAATGCAGGACCAACTGGAAACGGAGGACCTACCGGAAATGCTGGGCCAACTGGAAACGGAGGACCTACTGGAGATAAAGGCCCAACGGGCGACCCAGGACCAAGTGGAGGACTACCTATGCCTGAAATAACAGATATAGTAGTACCATTTATAACAGATGTATCGTGTGTGCCTTTAAACCAAACAATATATTTCGATGAGAACTTAGGAAAATTAGGTAATTCGGTAACATTTACTCTGAATAGAGTAAATATAATAGCAAATGGTTATATAATTTCACTGACAAATGATGTATCATCAAATTTATATGCGAAGAATGGAGGAAAAGGTAAGAATGGTATTGGATTAGAAATCGATGCAGAACACGAGATAAATAAACAAACATATATACAGTTGGATATATCGAATATCATAGCATCGGTAAAGACAGGAACAATACCAACGATATCGGTGGGAGATATAGAAGAAAATGAAGGTTTTAGAATATTCGGTTCAAATATCTCAGGAGTATTAGGTACAGTATTATACACATCAACCGGATTAGATAGAGTACAAGATGTACCGATACCATTATTTGGAACACATAAATATATATCGATAACAGCATCAGGAAGAAGCGAATCAGCGAGAGTAATATTACACGCAATAAATTACGTAATATGTAGTGAGAACATACCGAGCACTCCTTAGAAAGATATGTAAATTGATATGTAGTTTGGAGAAATTGGAACAAAAGACCACACAATTATTACTGAATAATCAAATAATGAAGATATTATGTAGTATGAAAACAGAATGCGAAGGTGAAATAAAATATATGATAATGAAATTATTGGAGAACTTGGTGATAAAATTATGTAAAACAAGTAAAATATTACAAATAGAAGATGTATGTTCAGATTGTGATTGAATAGACGACCCTCGATAATAACAAATAATATTATAAATTTAAATATAATATTATAAAAATTAAATGTTCTCGAATATTTACAAAATGTTCTCAATTATGTAAAAATAAAAGTGAAATGGAGGCATTGATTTGAGGATTATAATAGGTAGAACAAGGTAAAGTGACATAAGGAATATCGGGGGTGGTATTGATAAGTTCAATGACACAGGAAAGTCCAGTTGGAGATTCCATTATCAAATCATGAGCGGTAATTTGTAATATACACGTGTTAGAATTATGAGAAGATTGAGAACAACCGAAGGTGGATGCGGGAACAATATATGAAAAGTTTTTGAAAAGAGCGAATTGACAAGATTCGATAGGATGGATATTGGTATTGATAGAATACCATCCGGTTCTCGAAATAAATATTTGAGAACTAGAATTATCGTGAGAACAATTACCAGAAATAGCTTGATGTGATTCGAAAATAACAGCTGTATTTTGGGTAACAAATTGGGTATTCATATGATAGATATGTAAAAAGGTATCACAAAGAGTAGAGGGAGGAGTAGGATTGGGGGCACCGACATAATAATAATAATTTTTGATACATTCAGAATGTTTGAGAACTTCATTATCGATAGGGTTCTCGATGGTTAAATTAGATAAGTCGATAAGATTACAGGTAGATAAATCGAAAGGTTGAAAAAGATTGACAGAAATATCTTCAAATAATACGAGTGTGTTCTCCATTGATATATATTTGTTATATAATAAATGTGGTTTATAAACGATAATACTAAAGTAGGACAGCATAATAGAGGTTGTAACTAGAAACTATGAATAAAAAAACAGAAATATTGAATACACGGTATTATCAAATGGAATTCGATAATATCGGTAATGGTTAAAAAAAATAGAAAATAGCAACAAAAGAAAAAAAAATATAGAAAATACTTAAATTTTTAATATATTTATTTCTTTTATTATCAATTGTGGTATAATAAAGATATCTTATTAGATAGGATAATATAAATAAGATTAATAAAAATAAGAAATGAAAAAGAATAAACATAAAAAAATATAATTTTTCTTGAAAGGAATTATCATTATCAAAATCTCGAAAAGTATTGATTAATATTTCTCTTGAATTTGTATATTTTTTATTTCCGTGAATTCGATATATCATTGGATGACATGAACCAGTGTATATTTTTTTAAATAGCGTAAAATCAGTAAAGAATATATATAACATATTTGGTTCAATATTCATATCTTTTGCCAAATCTTTTAAATAATAACAACCGATTACTAGAGTATTAATATGTTCATTTTCTAAATTTAATGGGTCTTTAAATCTAAACAAAGGTTTTCGGATAGAGTATTTTAATGAATTATTAAAATATGATTCAACCCACCAACTTTGCATTTCGGCAATAGCAGCAATACTACCCATAGTGGGGCGTGCATATCCAATAAATGCAATATTAGACGTATTTTTTGGAATCATTTTTTTTATAAATTCGTCATTAATAATATTATCATCTAAAAATGGAAATTTTTTTTTAAACCCAGTAGCACAAACAATAATATCTACATTCTCTATAGTTCCGTCTTTTGAATATACGTTTTTGTTTTGAATTTTATCAGGATAATAAATAGGTTTTACTTTATTCTCGTATATATCTATATAAAACTCTGTACGTTTTACTACATACTTCTTAAATAAATCATTAGGTGTTTTTGTTTTACTACATAATTCTGTATGTTGATGATTACAATCATTGCAATTTGCATTAAAATACGTATGTAAAAACCATCTTCCGCAAGTGTGCCATATTTCACTCATTGGTTCAGGTAATGAATATTCAGCAAAAAACAAATTAGTATCTGTAGGATTATTTAAAAAGTCAGGTAAACTAATGCACTTGTCATTTATTTTTTTAGCTCTTTCCAAATTTTTATTATCCTCATCGCCTTGTGGAAACCATTCGATATAATTTTTTGATGCCAAGTAAAAATCATTAGTATATTGTGAAATAATATGACCAACATCAAAAGCAGATTCACCACCTCCTAATAATAATACACGTTTTGAAGTGAATTTATTTTTCCAATCCGCAGTTGTCATATCTTTATAAACTTTTTCAGTATGTAATATTTCACCGGTATAATTGTTTATAATATCTGGAAACTTTGGAGTTTGATTTAATCCAGAACAAATAATAAGTTTTTTACATAAAATATCTTTTTCAATTCCGTTGTTTATATATCTTATCATCCAATTTTCATTTTCATCTTGTTTACAATTAATTACATTGGAATTATATTGAATATATTTATCTAAATTAAAATGTTTTTTGTAGGATTCTAAATAATTAATATAGTCTTGTATTTTAAACCAATTTGGTAAATTTTTATCCATAGGAAAATCACTAAAACCGGACATACTTCTAGAAGTAGACCATTTAAAATAATTTTTTTCTTTTATAGTATTAAATAATCCATTACAATTATTGGTTTTTTCTAATACAATTACATTATAATTTTTTTCAGAAAAAGTTTTGCACGTTACTAAACCGCTTTGTCCAGAACCAATAATACAAATATCATACATATAATATATTGTAATAAATTATATTTTACAGTATTAATTTTGTGATTACAAGTGTAAAAGTTTGTAAAAGTAGAAAATCACAAATTTTGAATTTTGTGAATTTACAGTAAATTACAATTGTAATTACAAAGTAGATTACAAAATCAGAAGATTGAAATTTGTAAAATGTTCTCGAAAAAAGTCAAGGTTCTCGAATATGAAGAATTATTTGATAATTATTCATAAGAAAGATATTAGTTATAACCCATACAATGGCTATCTCTACTGAGATGTTTTAATCCAGGAATAGCTTTGATACGTAAATTATAATGGTAAATAAAGACACTGAAAATTCTTTCGTGGTACCAAGATAAGCGTGGTAAATCTTTATTTTTGATTTCAATATAGTCAGGGTAGTACCAATTTACAAAATCGATGAGAACTTGTTTTTTAATGCATTGATTTGTGGTAGGATACCAGCCGTTTTGATAAATTTTACTATAAACGTCTCTAAAATTTATGTTTTTAAGTTGAACAAAATGTTCGCAAACAGGTAATTGAATGTTCATCGAGAAAGCCCACATAAAATAGTTGAATGAGATGACATCAAAATCGTTAGAAATAAGTTCAATATCCAAGTTCTCTTTGAAATTATTATCTAAAACAACATCATATTCGAGAACAGTGAAAAAATCATAATCGGGAAATAGGTTATTTTTGACGATAAGATACCAGGCGGTAAAGGTGAGTAGTTTTTTTTCGTCTTCGATATTATTAGGAAGATTACGAGCGATAATAATATTCGGATTATGTTGAATTTTCTCGTTGATGGGTTTATCCCCGACAAAAATGATATGGGCATTTTTATCGGATTTCAAAGTAAATTCGACACTACCG